GTATTTGTGAGTCCTGGTGTTTACACTTCAGAAAATGACTTATCGTTTGTAACACGTCAGGTTGGTGTTACTACTCTTGGATTAGTTGGTGAAACTACTAAAGGTCCAGCGTTTCAACCTATATTCGTAAGTAATTACGATGAATTTAAATCTTTTTTTGGTGGGTTAAATGCTACAAAAATTAAAGAAAATAACTCTCCTAAGTATGAATTACCTTATATAGCTAAATCTTATCTTAGTCAGTCAAATCAATTATATGTAACTAGAGCTTTAGGGTTTTCTGGTTATGATGCTGGTTTGGCTTGGGGAATTACTTTAGATGCTGCGTTAGACACTAGTACGGTAAGTTCTACTTTTACGTCTAGCCCTGTTAATAATTTAATTCAGTTTACAGCTAATACAAATAATATAATAACTAATGTAGTTTCGGCTGACCCATTGGTTCAGTCGTTATATGATGGTGGTCTTTTGACTAGTGATTTAGCTTTTTTAGGGGCTTCTGTTACTTCAACTACGGTTAATAGTATTGGTCCTGTGTATCAAAAAACTGCAGGTACTTTTTCTGGTGCTGCTATTACTTTTGTGTACACTACAAAAGGAACTGATGGGCTTGGTAATACAACTGGTTTGACTAGTGGTAGTACTATTCATTATTCTGGTACTGGTTATTCTAATGTAGAAGATAAATTAGTAACCTTACTAAGAAGTAGAGGTAAGTTTAATGGTGCTCAGCAATTAATTTTTAATATTACAGGTTCTACCGATGTAGATTTTAGTTCTTCAATTATAGGTGCTGATTCAGACCCTAAAGGTAATTTTGGTATTACTGGTACTACTTCGGTTGGAAAATCTTTTGATTACTCACTATCTTTTGATAGGACTAAAAAGAATTATATTAGTAGTGTACTAGGTAAAGGTACTCAAGATGGTACTACAGAGTTATTTGTTGAAGAATTATTCGAAAATATGTTTGATGACGGTATAACTAATAAGCAAATTAGAGGTATAAACATTGGTTCACTAATTAAATATATTGATAAATTTAAGGATTATAAAGTACAATATCAACCAGCTGTAACTCCTTGGGTTGTTTCAGAGCTTAGAGGTACAAACCTTTTAAGGCTTTTTAGACTTTGGACAATATCAGATGGTGATGCTGCAAATAATCAGTTTAAAATTTCTATTAAGAATATTAAACCAGACGATAAAGAGTTTGACGTTGAAATTAGAGCTTATTATGATACTGATGCTAAACCAGTAGTTTTAGAAAGATTTACTAGGTGTAGTATGAATCCAACTTCTGGTAATTTTATTAGTAAAAGAATTGGTACACTTGATGGTGAGTTTGCTTCTAGGTCTAACTATGTTTTAATTGAATTAGAAGAAGAGTCTGATACTTCAGATGCGTTTCCAGCTGGATTTGTTGGATTCCCTGTAAGAGATTACACCGAGAATCTTAACACCAGTGTTAAAACACCAGAAATTGAATATAAGAAAAGTTATACAGCTTTTGAAAATAAAAGAAAAAGTTATTTAGGTCTTTCAAACACTAAAGGTATTGACCAAGATTTCTTTGACTATAAAGGTAAACCTGATTCTACTACTCAAAATATTTGGACTGGTATGACTAAAGGATTCCATATGGATGTTGATGTAACTGGAGCTACAATTGATAATGTAGAAATTGTTATTGACGCTTCTGGTAATACGTATAGTCCAGTATTTAAGTTTGAAACTGGTAATGCTAGGTTTAGAACTGAAACTGGAGTTGCTGGAACTGATTATGAAAAAGTTTTTGCTAGAAAATTCACATTTGCACCTTATGGTGGTTTTGATGGATGGGACAAGTATAGAACTAGAAGAACTAATACAGATGGTTATCAGCGTGGAGGTGTTAAATCTGACGCAGGTGTTGGAACTCTAGCGTTTAAAGCTAAGGCTGTTAGTAATGGTGACCAGGGTACTACTTCTGATTACTACGCTTATTTAGAAGCTATATGGACTATGAAGAATCCAGAAGCAGTAAATATTAACGTATTAACTACTCCAGGTATTGATACTTTTGATAATACTAACTTAATTGAGGAAACTATAGAAATGGTGGAGCAAGATAGAGCGGATTCGCTTTATATAGCAACAACACCTGATACTGACGCTTCTGGTGATGTTTTATTACCTGAAGATGTTGTTGATACATTAAGTAATGAGTTTGATAGTAACTATACTGCAACGTATTGGCCTTGGATTCAAGTTAATGACGCTGAAAATAATGTATATGTTTATATGCCATCTACTAGAGATGTTGTAAGAAACATTGCTTTAACTGATAATATTGCATTCCCTTGGTTTGCGGTTGCTGGTGTACAAAGAGGTGATGTTGATGCTATTAAAGCTAGAGTTAAGTTAACTCAAACTGATAGAGATGTTCTTTATGACGGTAGAATTAACCCAATAGCTACTTTCGCTTCAGAAGGTGTTAAGATTTGGGGTAATAAAACCCTTCAGATTAAAGATTCTGCACTTAATAGAATTAATGTTAGAAGACTATTGTTACAAGCTAGAAAACTTATTTCTGCTGTATCTATTAGACTTTTATTTGAACAAAACGATGATGTTGTAAGAAATCAATTCTTGTCTCTTGTTAATCCAATTTTGGATAATATTAGAAGTGAGAGAGGACTTACTGACTTTAGAGTAGTGTTAGATGATGACCCAGAATCAATTGACAGAAATGAATTGGTTGGTAAGATTTATTTAAAGCCTACTAGAGCGTTAGAGTTTATTTCATTAGAATTCAATATTATGCCTACTGGTGCTAGTTTTGATGATATTTAATAAATAACACATAATATAAAAAAGCCCCTATATGGGGCTTTTTTGTTTTAATAATATATTTATATATATAACCTAATATAATGGCTAAAAAAATAAAAATAACAGAACATCAATTAAGTTTAATTGTAAATCATATAAATGAAAATAAAGATTCTGAAATTCTAGAAGAGGGTTGGAAAGATGTTGTGCTTGGTCTTACACTTCTTGCTAATGTGGCTGGTGTTAAAGCTCAGACAGTAGATGTTAGTCCTGATACTATAGAAAAAGCTAGTAAAGTTCAATCTAAATTACCAAGTAAAATTACTAATGATAATAAAGATAAATTATTAAAGTATTTTAATGCTGCTGAGATAGAAATGAGTGATGAAAACTTAGAAAAATTAAAAGACGTTGATAGTGAGCGTATTGATACCTTTAATACTAAGTATGCTAAAACAGCAAAACAAAAGATAAAACAAGGTTATGCTATTGAGCGTGTTGAAATAACAAAAGATACTTTAATTAGTGAATTACCAGCTGAGACTACAATAGACACTACCGTAAATGTTGACCTTTCTGATAATTTATTTGGTGTAGGTGAGTATGAAATGGATATTAATTCTGAAAATGCTTATAATTTAGGTTATGTAGTATCTATGGTTGAAGAAAATGGGGGTAAAGTTATTTCGGTTACTATTGATTCCTCTACAGATAAGCAAAGATTATCAGATGAATTACGGGCAGAGGTAATTTCTGCTCTAAAAAAAATGCCTGTAGATGATGGTGAGGATGATGATTTTGAATTTGTAGATGATGAAGATTTAAGTGGTAATAAAGGTTTGTCAACACTTAGAAATAATGAAGTGCGTAATTATTTAGTTAATGACTTAAACGTTGATAGTTCTGTTATAAAGCAAAATATTTTATATGACCAAGGTAAGGGTGAGGATAACGCAGCAACACCTCAAGACCCTTCTGCTAGGTATGTTATTGTTAAAATAGTTGTTAGTTACGATGTTGCTGGATTACCTTCTGATTCTACAGTAGGTAAAGTTGCTGAAAATGTGTATTTTGTTTTAATTAAAAAGGTTGAAAAAACAGGTTCTAAGAAAAGTGGAGGTAAAAAATATAGGTCTAATACTAAGCTTGGTAAAAATTCTTGTAAATTCAACTTTAAGGATTCTGTATGGCCTTGTCAAGATAACAGATAATTATAAAGAAAAATTCTGTACACAAGTTTTTTTGCTCATATATACACTTATAAATTTTACTTTAGGGTCTAGTATGTTTTTTCTATGGCCTCTGTTGTCTATTCCAGCGTCTACTAGTAGGTTTATAATTATAGGTTTAACATTTTGTTTTTTATAAACAAATGAACCTACACTACATACGTTTTCTGATATTATTCTTAAATTTAAAGACTTAAACCTATCGTTAAGTGTTTCTTTATTAGGTCCGTAATGACCTCTAACATTAGTGCTGTCTAAGTATTTACCATGTTTATCAGTTATACTGTCCATAGATGAATTAAAGATTAATGGATTAAGTTTTTTTAATTTTTTTAATTCTAATATAAGTTCTTTAGCTGCTAGTATGTTTCTATTGATACATGAAATACCACTGATTGTCTTAGGGTTTTTCATTTTATTATCGCTTGTCATAACACCAGATGTGCTAATAGTTTTAAATCTACCCTTTCTAATTAAATCTTTAATTTTTTCTTGGGTGAGTATATAAGATTCAATAAGTGGTATATATGATTTTGGATTGGTTCTAATGTTATTTATTTCATTAAAAATTAAACTATCCATACCTTTTTGTGATATGATTAAGTGTGAAATGATAAATAAAAAAATCGTTAATAATATTTTCATAACCTCAATATATAATAAAAAAACATATAAAGCAAATATTAGAATGTTTTTTTTATTTTTTTTCTAAAAACTAGATATTTATTAATAAAGCAAAGACTTTTATTTAAAATAATGAATATTTAAAAAACAAAATTATGGCAGATTTATTAATGAAAATGCCTGGAACTTACGAGCCAAAGAAAAAGAATAGGTGGCTATTAAGATTTCCAGCTGAATTAGGAATTCAGGAATGGTGGTTAGCTTCTGCTTCAAGACCTGCTATCACGCAAAATGAAGTTGAAATACCTTTCTTAAATACCTCAACATGGGTTGTGGGTAGGTTTAACTGGGAGTCAATTTCAGTTACGTTTAGAGACCCTATTGGTCCTTCTGCTTCTCAAGCTATAATGGAGTGGGTTAGATTGCAGTCTGAATCTATTACAGGTAGACAGGGTTATGCCGCTGGTTATAAAAAGGAAGTTGAGTTAGAAATGCTTGACCCGACTGGTGTAGTAATTGAAAAGTGGTTGTTACAACAAACTATGCTTACTAACGTTAACTTTGGTGACTTATCTTTTGATGATGACGGTATTGCTGACATTACAGCTGATTTGAGGTTTGATAGAGCAATATTATTATTCTAATAATAATTAAAAAATTAAAATATACGGATTAGGACCGTTATAGCTACGGCTATTGAGCCACTTAGTAGTATCGCTGCAACTAAGTGGTTTTTTTGTATTTTTTTAGATATTTATATTTATAAGATTATATTATGAAGTTAATTTTATGTAAAAGTTGTCTTGACGTTGTAAGACTTGTACACACTAAATGGAGAAAGTGTGAGTGTGGTGAGGCTGGAGGTCAATATAATGATGATTTACTTAGTACTACCGTTGGTGGTAATTGTGAAGTTATTGGCATTAGAAATGATTGGGTTTCAGCTGGTAGACAAAAACGAAACGAAGCTAAATTAAATAACATTATTCAAGGAGAGTATTTAGGAGATGTTAAAATACATAGAATAATATCTCCAGATGGTCCTAAGTTAAATATAGAAATAAAAAAACTTGATAATAATTTTAACGAAATTACTTTTAAAGATAGAAGAAAGTATACTATAAATGTTAAGGGTAGTAATAAGTCACCTAAAACAATTAAAGTACCTATAAATAAAAAAGGACCTAGCTTTAAAATAGTAAAAACATTAAAAGAACAAATTAAAAAAATGTTAAATACATTAAAATAAACCCCTTACATTATGGATAAGAAAATGTTAAACGAATTTAGAAGATTATCTGGTCAAGACAAGATAAATGAAAATTATTTAAATGAAGGTGATGATTATGTGAATATGGCTAATGTTGTAGCTACTAAATTAGTTCACGACCCTAGTTATAATGGTACTAGTGATGAGTTGTACGATTTTATAATTAATAATGAAGAGTTGATTAAAGATATGGGTAATAAAATATCCGATATTGTTACTAAGTATCCAGAAATTATGATATTACTTGCACAACACCCTAAAGAACTTCAGAAGTTAATAAATAATTAAAAAATAATTTATAAATAAACAATTATACTATGAGAAGACATGATAAAACAGTTGCTATGCTTAAAGCTAATATGTTATTTGAGCAAAGATGTAATAAAATATTAAACGAAGAGTTGGATAATTTAGACGAAGGTTTAAAAGATATCGCCAATAAGTTTATGGGTTATGTTAAAGAATTTCCTGAAAAGGTCCAGAAAAAGATTGATACCCTTAAAGGTTTTAGAAATACGGTTAAAAATAAAATTGGAGATAAACCAGGAGAATTAGCTGATGACGTATACGAAACAGGTAAAGAAGCTATATCTAAAGCATTAGGTTTTGCCAAAGACCAATGGGAAGACGAAGAAAATAGAGAAAAGGTTAAAAATTTATATGAAAAAGTAAAAGAGGCTATAAAAAAACTAGCAAAGTCTGCTTCTACAAAGTTAAATGATGCGGATTCTAGAAAAAAAATTATATCTAGTTTAGGTTTAGGTTCTTTAGGTGCTTTGATAGGTGCTGTAGCACAATTTGTTTTTGGATTTGATTTTGATTGGAGTGTTAACTGGTGGCCTGGTGATTGGTTGGATGATGGTGCATTTAATTCTGAGGTGGTACTTAAAGGTGGTTTTTTACTAAAAACATCAGTAGTGTTATTAATATTAAGATTTATAGCGTCGGTTCTAGATAAGGTGATGAAAGTGAAGGAGTTTATTACCCCTAAAAGTAAAGATAATAATAAAGAGGTTAGTGAGTCATTATATGAAGCTAAACTTAATGAGTGTTTTGACTTAATGTTTGGTAATGATAATTACAAACTAATTTAAACATAATACTAATTAATATATAATTAAAAATTAAAGACCATTAACTTGGTCTTTTTTTATTTAAAAACTTTACTTATGATATTTATATGTTACATTACTAAATAATAATTATAAAAAAAGTTTTAAGT